AAAAAGGACAGTCTCCTCGGATATGAGACTGGTCATCCGTACTACTCGAACCAGTTCATCCCGCTCATTACCGAAGCGGACCTTCTGGATCGCGTGGCTCTTCAGGGACTGTTCGACGAACACTTCAGTGGTGGCGCAATCATGCACGTCAATGTGGCTGAAAGGATCACCGACAAGGAGCGTGTGAAAGAGCTGATTCGCTACTGCGCGTCCAAAGGCGTTGTCTATTGGGCGATCAACTACACGATCCAGCGGTGCTCTCTCGGTCATGTGACGGTTGGAAGTGACAGCTTCTGTACGGTCTGCGGACAGCCTGTCGAGGAAGAGTTCACCCGTGTGGTCGGCTTCCTCACGAACACCAAGAACTGGAACGTCGTCCGCAGGAAACATGACTGGCCTCACCGTCAGTTCTACAAGGAGGTATGATTGAACATCCTCACGACGGAATACAGCCTCAAACACAAGGCGTTGGAGGTGTATCTCGCAGGATGTCGGACACACTGTCCCGGCTGCCACAACCCTGAGAGTTGGGACTTTAAACAAGGAAAAGACTGGAAGATGAGACTCCCGTCGCTTGAGAAAAAGCTGCGGGAGTCTCTCGTTCAGTGCGTCTGGATTCTTGGTGGTGAACCTCTGGATCAGGAACATGAAGAGCTTCGTTCCTTCCTGACTTGGCTGCGCAACTTCGGCAAAGATGTGTGGCTGTTTACCAGCCGGGAACTGGATGAAATTCCTCACGACATCACTACGCTCTGCGCTTTCATCAAAACTGGCAAATACGTGGAAGAACTCCGTTCCGACATGCATTTCAAACACGGAGTGAAGTTGTCCACAACCAACCAGAATATCTGGAAAATCAATTAGGTTGCACTAACAAGCGGAAGGAACGCTCGATGAACGACATCAAGCTCCCTTATCTGGAGAGTGATCTGGTCCAAGCACTGGATAAACTCTTCCCTGAGAAATGTCCTGATCCTCGAATGAGTGAAAGGGACATCTGGATTTACGTCGGCAAACGTCAACTCGTGCAGTTCATCAAGGAGCAGCATGAGCGTCAGCAAGAAAACATTCTAGGAGGTAACTGACCTATGTGTTCGTCCAAACCGAAAGTACCTGACCCGCCTAAAATTCCTGAACCCGCTCCGACGCCGCCGCCTCCCGAAGAGTCTGCGACTGCTCCTGTCACACAGGAAGGTGTGAAGCGAACCGGCGCACAGAAGCGGCAGGAAGCAAAGAAGCGCGGTACGCAGGCACTGCGTATCGACATCAACATGGCACAGCCCGGTGGCAAAGGACTGAACATTCCGAGAGGTTAGCCTATGTCTACGAAAGACGTAGGTACCGCCGAATCCCGGTATCGTGTTCTTGAATCTGAGCGCGAACCTTTTCTGAAGAGGGCAAGGGAGTGTGCGAAGCTCACGCTCCCAAGCCTCCTCCCTCCCGAAGGACATACGTCCCAGTCAAAGATCGTCACCCCTTTTCAGGGGATCGGCGCAGAAGGCGCGAACAACCTCGCGTCAAAGCTGCTCATCACACTGCTCCCTCCCAACGAGCCATTCTTCAGGCTGAAGATCGAGGACATGCTCCTTGAAGAACAGCAGGATGAAGAATGGAAGACAGATGTTGAGAAGGCATTGGGCAAGGTCGAGCGGACCGTGATGGCTGACATTGAATGCTCATCTGACCGTGTTGCAGTCTTTGAGTCTCTCAAACACCTGATCGTCGCTGGAAACGTCCTTCTGTACGACGGAATGGACGGTATTCGCGTCTTCCACCTTGACCGCTTCGTGTGCCGACGTGACCCGATGGGGAACCCCATTGAACTTGTGGTCATGGAAAACGTGGCACCGGACGCGCTGCCCAAGGATTTCTACAAGAAGATCAAGTCCAAGCTCAAAGACAGGGAAAATCAGAAAGGCGGTTCCAAACACATTGAACTGTTCACGCACGTCAAACGTGAGCATGACCGCTGGACCATCTACCAAGAGTGCATGGGAAGGAAGATCCCCGGTACTTTTGGCACCTACCCGCTCGACGCGTGTCCGTGGATTCCTCTCCGTCTCAACAGGATCGAGGGCGAAGACTACGGACGTTCCTACGTTGAGGAGCATTTAGGCGACCTCAAGTCCCTCGAAGCTCTCATGCAGGCTATCGTCGAAGGTTCTGCCGTGGCTGCGAAAGTTCTTCTCCTCGTGAATCCCAACGGAACCACAAGGGCGAAGACCATCGCATCCGCTCCCAACGGCGCAGTCAGAGAAGGTGTCGCCGAAGACGTGACTGTTCTTCAGATGAACAAGTTCGCAGACTTCCGTGTAGCTCTTCAGACCGTTCAGATGATCACGGAAAGACTGTCCCGCGCATTCCTGCTCATGCAGGGCGTACAGCGTGACGCCGAACGTGTCACCGCAGAAGAGGTACGCATCACAGCTCAAGAACTCGAAACCCGCCTTGGCGGTATCTATTCCATACTCACACAGGAGTTCCAGCTTCCGTATGTGAACAGGAAGATGAACAAACTCCAGAAGCAAGGGAAGCTCCCGCCGCTCCCGAAGGATGTGGTCAAGCCTTCCATCGTCACTGGCCTTGAAGCTCTTGGAAGAGGCCATGACAGGAACAAGCTCGTCAACTTCCTCGGAACCCTCGGCAAGGTGCTTGGTCCCGAAGTGCTTCAAACATACGTCCATGTCGATGATGCCATCTCCCGTCTGGCAACCGCTGACGGCATCGACACTGATGGCCTCATCAAATCCAAAGAACAAATCGCAGAAGCGCAGCAAGCGGCTCAGATGCAGAGTCTCATTCAGCAGCTTGGCCCTGAAGCAATGCGCATGATTGGAAAACAGCAAGGAGCAAGTCCGAATGGCTAAGAAGAAAGAAACCGAAGCCCCTGAAAAGGCAGTTCGTTCCAACCCCGCCGACAAGACCCCCGGCGAATCTAAGCCCATCAAGACCGAACTCCCCAGCGGCACTGTCCGCATCGACAACTAAGTAAAGAAGTGAGGTTCCAATGTCTGAACTGAATGGAATGTCCGTTGAGCCTGAGCTGACTGGCCCTGACGCGCCGGAACAGGCTCCTGAAAATACAGGCGGTGCTGGTGAGGAAACCCTCCTCGCTGGCAAGTTCAAGTCTACCGAAGAGCTGGAGAGAGCCTATCAGGAACTCCAGAAGAAGATGGGTGAACAGGGCGGTGGCGGTGGCAGCGAGAAAGCCGACGGCGAAGTGACCACCAAGGACGCGGAAGGAGCTTCTCACGACGAAGCAACGGAAGTCCTCAAGGTTGCTGGCCTTGATATGGCTGACTTCACCACTGAATACGAGAAAGATGGCAAGCTCTCCGACGCCAGCTACAAGCGTCTGGAAGAAGCTGGCTTCCCTCGCGCTGTCGTTGACACCTACATCGATGGCATGACCGCCAAGCAGAAAGCTGCGGAAGCGGATGCCGTACTCACCGAAAAAGCCATTACTGAAATCAAAGGCTTCGCAGGTGGCGAAGATGCCTACACGCAGATGGTTCAGTGGGCAGGGCAGAATCTCACCGAGAAAGAGATCGCTGCCTACGATGCCGTCATGAACAGCGGCGACGTTGAACAGATCAAGCTGGCTGTGGCTGGTTTGAAGATGCGCTACGTCGGTGCGATGGGGATGGAACCCAACCTTGTCGGAGGACGTGCCAGCGGCTCTAACGCAGGTGACGTGTTCCGCTCCTCGCATGAAGTCATGACCGCGATGCGTGATCCTCGCTACGGACGCGATGCGGCATACACCCGCGAAATCGAAGACAAGCTGGTGCGTTCCGACGTGTTCCAGCCTGTGCGAGGCTAGCATGGGTGGCCTCATCGCCGCAGGGATCAGCCTTGTCACCTCTGTCGTCAAAGGCTGGTCCGAACGTCGCAGAGTAAAGGCTGAGACAAAGATGCGGATTGAAGAGGCACGAGCGAACGCAGAGATCGCACGGCTCCAGCGGATGGCTGAAGCTGAGATCGACTGGGACACTGAGGCGATGCGGCAGCGTCGCTACACCTACGTCGATGAAGCATGGACCTGTGCGACCCTGTTTCTCCTCGCTGGCTGCTTCATCCCTGAACTTCAACCCTACATGGAGAAAGGCTTTGAGGCTTTGAAGAAAGCTCCGTGGTGGGTTGAGCTGGCTGTCGTAGGCCAGATCGTTGCGGCTTTTGGACTTCGCTGGCTTTTCAAGGAGTTCATCAACCGCTTCAAAAAGTAAAAGCGTTGTCATTGTATTCCTCCTTTGTGCCGTGAAGGACGGGCAGGTTTGCCGTAAGTCCCGTCCCTCACATCTCCTTCCAGTTGAATTCACATGCAGTGCGCCTTTTTAGGCGGCTTCTCCAAAGCAGACATAGCGTCAGTACGGATGGCCCGGTGCGCCGGACAACCAGACCCTGAACACGCTGCGTTGAGCACGGAGATTGGAACATCAACCAAGCGAAATTCAACACTAAAGGAGAACTGAAAATGGCTGTGAACGATGCAATCCGTTCCAACCCCGGCTGGATCAACGCTCAGACCGACGGCTCTTGGGAGCAGGAGAACGCTGGTTTTCTCAAGGTCTTCACTGGCGAAGTCATGACCGCCTTCGAGGAAACCAACGTAATGAAGGAACTCCATCTGGAGCGTACCATCACCAGCGGTAAGTCCGCGTCCTTCCCTGCAACTTGGAAGGCTAACGCCCGTTACCACGTCCCCGGCACTCCCATCCTCGGCTCCAACCAGATCAAACACAACGAGCGCATCATCAAGATCGACGATCTCCTGATCGCTGACGTGTTCATTTACGATCTGGATGAAGCGAAGAACCATTACGATGTCCGCCAGATTTATTCCAAGGAACTCGGCAATGCGCTGGCTCGTGAATACGACCAGAAGACCATGCGGGTTGCTTGTCTGGCTGCTCGTGCTTCGGCAACCGTTGAGGGAGCACATGGCGGTTCCGTCCTCAAGAACGCCAACTTTGCTACTGACGGCAAGGTTCTGGCTGGCGGTATCTTCAACGCTGCTCAGGTGTTCGACGAAAAGGACATCCCTGACAACGAGCGCGTCGTCGTGGTAAGCCCTGCGCAGTATTACCTTCTGGCGCAGACCACCGACCTCATCAACAAGGACTGGGGCGGTGCTGGTGTGTATGCGGAAGGTAAGATTCTGAAAGTTGCCAACATCCGTATCGTTAAGTCCAACAACGTTCCCAACGCGGTCGTTGCTGCCAAGGCTGGCGAGAACAACGAATACGGTGGCGACTTCAGCAACACTGTTGCCATCGCCTTCCACAAGACCGCTATCGGTACCGTCAAGCTCCGCGATCTGGCAATCCAGAAGACCGGAAACGACTTCAACGTCATGTATCAGGGCCACCTGATCGTGGCAAAGTACGCGATGGGCCACGGCATTCTTCGCCCTGAGTGCTCCATCGAACTGTCCAAGGCTGCGGCCTAAGAACTCTAGGGAAGCTCCTGTAAAGCAGCGGGAGCTTCCCTTTTTTTTATCCTTTGAAGGAGGCAAGTATGGACAACAAGTTTCCCGTCCCGACAACGGAACTGGAAGCAGTGAACACCATGCTGTCCGTGATTGGTGAAACTCCGGTGAACACCTTGTCCGGGCAGATGGTCACGGACGCTGTTATCGCAAAGAACGTGCTGAATGAGATCAGCAGAGAGGTGCAGTCCGAAGGATGGCACTTCAATACGGAAGACGACTATCCGCTCACCCCAAACAGCGACGGTGAGATCGTACTGCCGAAGAACTGTGTACGTGTACACGTAGCCTCACGCTCGTCTCTGGACGTAGTGCAACGTGGCACGAGGTTATATGACCGCACAAACCACACGTATAGGTTCACGTCAACGGTGCACGCCGATGTAGTCTTCCTTCTTCCGTTCGAGGAAATGCCCGAAGCTGCTAGGCGTTACGTCACTATCCGTGCAGCACGTGTATTCCAAGACCGTGTGGTCGGTGCCGGAACATTGCATGACTTCAACGTCATGGATGAGGCGAGAGCACGTGGCATCCTTGTCGATGCAGAGAGCATCACTGCCAACGTGAACATGATCTCTGGTCCTGACAACTTCCTCAGCGGCTGGAGCATCTCGAAAGTGTTGGAGAGGTAGCCATGCCACTTATCTCCACAACCATACCCAACTTGGTCAACGGCGTGTCACAGCAGCCTTTCGCACTCCGGCTGGCATCCCAGTGCGAGTTGCAAGAGAACTGCTACCCTTCCGTCGTTGAAGGACTGAAGAAGCGTCCATCCACGAGCCATTGTGCAAAGATCGTCGAAGGCAAGCTGGATAACGCCTATTCACACATCATCAACCGCGACATCAATGAGCGATACATCGTCCTCATCATGAATCAAGACATCAAGGTCTTCGATTTGAACGGTGTCGAGAAGACGGTCAACTTCCCTGACGGGGCAGAATACCTTGCGACGGATGCTCCTGAGACGGCCTTTAAAACCGTCACCATCGCTGACTACACGTTCATCCTGAACAAAGAAAAAGTGGTGCGGATGTCCGAAGAAACATCCCCGGATAGAGGTGTCGAAGCCATCGTCTTCATCAAGCAGGCCAGCCACGAAACTGACTACACACTGAAGATTGACGATACTGAGATCAAACACTCCACCGGGAACACCGGAAAGGTTTCCACGACTGCGATTGCAACGGCATTGGCAGATCAAATCCAAGGCTTCGAGGTTAAGGTCGAGCACTCAACAATCTGGATTCGCAAAGCGGATGGAAGCGATTTCACGATCAAGGTCGAGGACAGTCGTTCCAACACCCATACCAAACTGGCAAAGAAATCAGTCCAGCGGTTCAGCGATCTTCCCACGGTCGCGCCGAAGGACTTCACTGTTGAAATCGTGGGTGACCAGTCGTCCAACTTTGACAACTACTACGTCAAATTCCAACCGAACAACGAAAACACAGACTTCGACAAAGGCGTCTGGATCGAGACGGTAAAGCCGGGAATGAAGTGGAAGTTCGATGCTTCAACCATGCCTCACGCTCTTGTACGTGAAGCTGACGGCACGTTCTCTTTCAAACGCCTTGAGTGGAAAGAAAGAACATGCGGCGATGAAGAGAGTGCTCCTGAACCAACATTCGTTGGGCGAAGGATCAACGACATCTTCTTCTACCGCAATCGTCTTGGTTTCCTTTCCGACGAAAACTGCATCATGTCGGAGGCGACCGAGTTCTTCAACTTCTTCCCGACGACAGTGACTACGCTGGTGGACAATGACCCGATTGACACTGCGGCTTCACATTCCAAAGTGTCTATCCTTCACCACGCCATCCCATTCAATGAGGAGCTTCTGCTCTTTTCTGACCAGACACAGTTCCGGCTCGAAGCGGAAGATGTTCTCTCGAACACGACTGCGGCAATCAAGCCCATGACGGAGTTCGAGTGTTCTCTTCGTGCGAAGCCCGTAGGCGCAGGACGCAACGTCTTCTTTGCAGTGAACAAGGGCCGTTTCACAGGCATCCGTGAATACTACCTCTTGGAGGACACAAAGGCGAACGATGCGGCAGACATCACAGCGCATGTACCTCAGTACGTGGCAGGTGGCGTCTATAAGCTCTCCGTTTCCACGAACGAGGACATCCTTGTCGTCCTGTCTGAAAACGAACGTAACGCTCTGTACGCCTACAAATACTACTGGTCAGGAAACGAGAAGCTCCAAAGCGCATGGGGCAAGTGGACGTTCAAGGACGCTACGATTTTGAGCGTGGAGTTCCTCGACGCTGATCTTTACATGGTCATGCAGTACGAGGATGGCGTCTATATCGAGCGAATGAGCGTTGAACCGGGCCGTACCGACCCCGACGCTCCGTTTGAATACAATCTCGACCGCAAGGTTTCCGAAGAGGAAGTGACTGCGGAATACAACCGCCTCACAGGTTTCACCCGCTTCACACTCCCGTACAAAATACACTCTGTTCCTCAAGTCGTTACCAGACATCACCCTGACGCGCCTGATCCCGCTGGCGTGGTCCCGACGTATGCAGCGCATGGTCCTGACTGGATAGAAGTCAAAGGGAATTACGAAGCGTCGAAGGTCTACATCGGCCTGCCTTGCACAATGCGCTACCGCTTCAGTCGGCAGGTTTTGAAGGAAGAGGCTATGGGAGGCGGTCAGGCTGTGGTCGGTGAAGGTCGCTTGCAGATGCGTTACTGGTCCGTGACCTACGCAAATACCGGATACTTCCGCGCCGTTGTGCTGCCTTTGTATCGCGAACCGAATGTGTACGAGTTCACAGGCCGCATACTTGGCTCCGGCTCGAACGTGCTTGGAAGAATCCCAGTCTCTAATGGCACGTTCAAATTCCCGGTCATGTCGAAGAACGACCAAGTGGAAGTGGAAATTGTAAGCGACAGCTTCCTCCCCTGTCACTTCATTAGCGGTGAATGGGAGGGAATGTATACCATAAGGAGCAAACGCCTTTAATGAAGAAAGATAAGTACGTCAGACCAGCAACACTGGACGATGTGCTGTGGCTTTCTTCACGTCTTCGTCAGGAAGATACGGACGAGATACACGCATCGACAGGCAACAGTCCGTTGAACTCAATGCTGTATGGCATCGTCCATTCTGATCCCTGCAACGCACTGATCGGAGAGGCCGGGGAAGTGGTCGGTATCTATGGTGCCGTCCCTCTCCCCGGCTCACCTGACGTAGGCGTGGTTTGGATGCACTGCACACCAGACTTGGAGAAGTATCCGTTCCAATTCCTGCGAAGATGTCGAGCGCGTGTCCTTGAGCTTCACCAGAAATACAGAATGCTCATGAACTACGTCGATGCGCGGAATACCGTGCATATCCGGTGGCTTCGCTGGTGCGGATTTAAGTTCTTGAACATTCAACCGCACGGCTTTGAACAAAGGCCGTTCTATGAATTTGTGAGGGTTGCCTATGTGTGAACCTGCTTCAGCAACTGCCGGAACCGCTGCCGCAAGTGGCGCAGCCGCTGGTGGTGGTGCAGCCGCAGCCTCGACGATTACGGCGTCGCAGATGTTCATGTATTCCCTTGCGATTGCCGCAGCTTCGACGGCTGCGAACATGGCTGTTCAGATGGAACAGGCCAACGCCATGAACGCTTATCAGAGTGAAATGGCTGACAACTATAACGAGACAGCGGTCAAGAACGCCGAACTCGCCAACAAGGATTACATCGAACAGACAGCCGCTGAAAGCATTGCGCTCATGCAGAAGCAAGAGGCGGCAGCACAGGAAGAACAACGCATCCAGCGTGAACGTCTCCAGAAACAAGGGACGGCCTTGGCTTCAAGTGAGGCAGCAGGCCAGTCGCTCCAGTTCCTCATGGACGACTTCATGCGACAGGAGGCGAGATACAAAGACTCTGTGCGTCACCAGCTTGAGCTGGACACCGTACAGAGCAACATCGCAGTCAAAGGTTTCAGAGACACAGCGAAGAACCGTGGCTCCGCTTCTGGTCGCTACATTCCAAAGCCTGTGAACAGTCTCGGCTTCGCATCCGGCATCGGTGCAGGACTGTCCATTGCAGCTAGTGGCCTCGGAGCCTACGGGCGGTACTCAACCCGTGATCCTGAAACCGGAAAGTACAGACTAGGGAGTTAATAGATGAGGCTGGAAAAGTTGAGAGAAGAAAGGGAGATCAGGGCGACGGCTCGGTCGGGAGCAGCGTCCAGCTACGTCAGACAGGCTCCTGATTACATTGCTGCCCCTGATCTCCGTTTCAGTAAATGGAAAGCACTGAGTGCAGGGTTGGCGCAGGTCGAACCCAAGCTCACAAAATACCTCGACGGAAAGCATCAAGAGCATGTCGAGCAAGTTACGGCTGAAGGCAGTGAACTCGCGATGAAGGCCAATATGGTTTCGTGGAAAGAGTTCGTTGCCGCAAATCCTGAGTACACAGGAGCGAATCCGCACCTGATTCGAGGCTACAAAGCAGCGCGGCTGAAGTCCAAGGGCATGGAATATTACAACCAGCTCATGGACGAATATCAGAAGTCGGGTGTCGTGAACCAAGAAGACCCGCAAGCCCTGACCAACTTCATGGGCGATTTTGACAAGAAGTGGCGTGAAGAAAACCTGTCCGAGTTCGATGACATCGACGTTGCCAAAGAGTTCACCCCGATGGCTGAACGCTCGAAGTCACTGCTTTCCTCAAGGCATGTGCAGCTTCGTTGGGGTGAAAACCTCAAGAAAGCTGAACAGGAACTGGGCAGTCTCATCGGGAACCGCATTGACACCCTCCTTCACGATCCAGCCGTGAACTGGACAGAAGAAGGTACGCGCTCAATGAGCCTGACAAGTCTCGGACAAGCGATCATGCAGGACGTGCAGGAACAGATCGCCAGTGGTCTCCCTGCCAGTGAAGTGAACAAACTGGTGGTGAACGCGGTTGTCTCCAAGGCTAAACAGCTTGAGGACGAAGATGTTCTCGATGTGTTGGACCACATTGACACAGGCAACGGAATCCTTGGCAAGACGCAATACGCCATAGCCCTTCGTGAGGCTACTGAACGCGAGATCGAGGCAGGCCAGCGCGACGACATCAAATGGGAAGCATGGCTCAAGGATAAGCAGCAGGAGGATGCCAAGGAGCAGCTCTCCCGCAAGGCGGGGCGACTCCTTCTGGAAAATCCGCAACTGACTGTGAAGGACTTGGTTGAGCAGACTGGTGCGGACACTATGCACATTCCGCTCCTGCGAAGCCTGCGGGACAACGTGATAAGCGGATTGGCCTACAAGTTTGTGGACACCGCTGAATCACAAATGAATACCGTGCGTATGCGCCTCAAGATCATGAGCGGCAGAGCCTCTTCGACTGACATCATCGCAGGTGTCAACAAGGACTACGGGCTTGAAAAGGCATTGTCCCTTATCGACGACATGGAGCAGCGTGAACGATACCACACTCAACTCCAAGGCGATGTGGCTGGTGCTGCAAAAAGCCGTATCTTCCGTGCTATCGCTGGCAAGGGAATGGACGACCTCCTTCCCGGTGATGGAGATACCATTGATCCCGGCACAGCAGCCGGTATTGAGGCAATCTCCCACTTCGACATGCTGCTTACGGCGTACATCGAAGAATATCAGGATAAACATGGCAAGATGCCTTCGTATGCTCTTCTCACCAAGGAGGCGTATGCGATTCAGGCTGACATCATGAATAACCTCGACAGATACGGGAATGGCTCCATACGCGATCCTGAGACGCTTGACCAGAACATGCCCGGAGTTTCCGAGTATGCGCGTAGCCTCGCAAGTGGCGAGTTCAACTGGCGGGACACTCCGGTCGTTGATTCACCTGCCAAGTTCAACGCTGCTTACAAACAATGGCGTACTGACGGCTCTGGACCGCTTGCAGACTGGGCAGGAAGACTTGGCTTGGAAGGCGACGATGCGGTCCGCTTCGTAGCACGTCAAGCAGAACTCCACGGCTACAAGCCCGTTCTCAAGAGTGCTGAAGAGGAAGCTGCCCCTGTTGTCGCTCCGGTCGTTGAGGATGTAGCCGCTGAGATACCCGACGACAGTGAAGTTCATGACTTCCAGTCGTTCAATGATCTTGCTGCATACATTGCCAGCACAACCGGAAGGAACATGCGAGACGCTCTCATGGAACGAGGACAAATGGCACGAGAAGCGTTGCGGTATAACATGGTCGGACAGTACGAACAGTACGATGACTACGATTGGAGCTGGCTTACCGACTACTTCTCTGACCCCAACGCTCTTGCCGCACTGCTTGGAATCAGGACGGTTAAGAGGAAACAAGATGAGTAAGGAGGCCGCATGGCTCTTGAACTGATCGGAATTGAAGGGATCGACATCGGTCCCGAAGCACATATCCCCGGTCAGGAAGAGATTACTGAGGCTGGAGGTGTAACGCCTCCGGCCTCTTCTCTTTCTACCGGACCGGAAGAGGATTCGCCGGGATTCTTTGGAACTGCGGCAGACATGGGTAAAGGCGTTGTCGGAGGCGTTCGCGACGCAGCTCAGGAGACTATGGACTTTGGTCTGGATGTTCTCAATCTCGTTGACGACCACACCTTCAACGTCCTCCCTGAAGAAATCCCTGAAGAATACCGCCTTCCCGACATCGACACAAACACCACGGCAGGACGCATCACACGAGGCATCTCACAGTTCGCCGCTGGTTTTGTAGGTGCAGGCAAGTTCCTCAAGGCCGCAAAGGTGCTTCAAGGAGCAGGTAAGGGCGTTGCTCTTGCTCGTGGCATGGCGCAAGGCGCAATCACGGACACGGTGGCGTTCGATCCTCACGAGGACCGTTTGTCCAACCTGATTGAAGAATACCCCTCACTCTCAAATCCAGTGACTCAATACCTGGCTGCGGACGAAGACGACTCAAACGCAGAAGGACGTTTCAAGAATGCGCTTGAAGGCGTCCTAGCTGGCGGTGCGGTCGATGTCTTCATGAAGACAGTCAAGGGAGTGAAGGCTCTCCGCGCAGTCAAAGGCTCCAAAGCTGAAACGGAAGTGGCTGAACAGGCCGTGAAGGAAGTCGAGGAAGCCGTAGCGAAAGCTAAGGAACCGAAGACGACTGTTGATACTGAGCTTCGGGATGCTGACGGTGAAATTGTCGATGGCTCTACCGTCGAGCTTACCGAGATAGCCAAGATTGAGCTTCACGCTGAGAAGGTGGACGGCAATCGTGCGGCCTTTGACCACGAGAGTTACTTCAAACTCCTGAAGGAAAATCAGGGACTTTCGCGTGAAGAGATCATCGAACAGCATGGGCGTGACCTCTTCAACCTGAGCAAGTTCGAGGGAACCGACGGTACTCTCAATGCCCTGAAGGAAATGAGTTCGCTCATTCATCCTCAGACCCTCAAAGGGCGCACCGGACGGGAAACCTTCGAGCAGATCGACGAAAACGCCATGTCTTACCTCAAGGATGCGTTCGATACCGACGGGACCACCTTGATCGACTCCGTGACAAAACTTGCTGGTGACATGGAACAGGCGACAACGCTCATGCACACTGCCAAGATGTACTCGCAGTACCTTGGTAGCGAGATCGAGAAAACCGCTGCCAAAATCGCTGCGAATCTTGAACCAGATGTGACAATGAAGGACGCCCTGAGCGGGGATCATCCCATGTCCACGGAGATTCTCAGACTCGTCAAACTCAACGAACAGCTTGAGAACCTCAGCCTCGGCTTCAGCGGCATCCGCACAGCATCTGCGCGTGTAACCGCCGCTGGTCGAATGGGTGTCCAGAACCTGACGTGGAACGTCATCAAGCATGGCAACGAAGCGACACATCGGGAAATCATCGAGAAGCTCAACATCAACCCGAAGAAGATGGAACGCTACCTCAAGGGCGTTCAAGCTGCCGATAAGGGCGACGTACACGCCCTGTACCGTCTTTCCAAGATGGGATGGCAAGGACGCTTTTGGGATTTGCACAACGAGTATTGGATCAATTCTGTCCTCTCCGGCTTCAGAACACAAACCGTCAACATGACCTCAAACGCATTGAAAACCGCGCTCACTCCCGCTGCAAAAATCCTTGGCGGCTGGCGTATGGGTGACAAGGAACTCATGCGTGACGGTCTGGCAACGTATATGGGTTTCAGGAAGTTCGCACTGGACTCCGTGAAGATGGCTGCGAAAGCCTTTAAAATGGAAGCGAACATCCTTGATCCTGTCTATACGATCATGGACTCCCCGACCCATGCTTGGTCGCGTGAGACGGTCTACCAGATGGCTGAGGCAAAAGGCGTCAAACCTAACGAAAGGCTGGCAACCGCCTTTGATTGGCTTGGAAAGGCGATTCGTCTTCCTAGCAGGATGCTCCTGACGGGTGACGAACTTTTCAAGCAGTTGAACTACCGCGCTGACTTGTATGTACGGCTCTACCGTCAAGGGGTTGCCCTTTACGGAGACGACGCAGCAAAGGTCGCGCAGCACGTCGAGGACAACTTCGACAAGTGGTTCACGAAACACGGAGCAGGCAAGGCAGAGCAATCCCTCGCCTACGCACGTGAAACGACGTGGACACAGGAGCTGGTTCGCGGTTCGCTTGGACACACGATCCAGACCGTCCCTGCAAAACACCCTTGGCTACGTCCTGTCCTCCCATTCGTTCGTACTCCTGTGAACATTGTCAACGATATGTTCATGCACACTCCCGGCATTAACAGGCTGATGAAACAATACAAAGCTGACATCGCCGCCGGAGGTGAAAGAGCAGCTATGGCGAAGGGCAAGGAAGCCCTTGGCTCCCTCTTTTGGGGTGCGGCGGTGGTCATGGCCTCGGAAGGCACAATCACTGGAGGTGGTCCCAAGGACAAGAACCTGCGGGATCGTCTCTACGAAACAGGCTGGCAGCCATACTCAATCAAAGTGGGTGACAAGTATTACTCGTTCTCCCGCTTCGATCCTTACGGCATGTTCCTCGGCCTTGCTGCCGACTTCGCAATGATCGCGAGGGAGGCTCCTGAGAACGAGGCAAACACCCTTGCCGTTGGGATGATTACGGCGTTGTCGAACAACCTGATGTCCAAGACCTATCTCAAAGGACTTGCGGACACTCTCAACGTCATCACCAACCCGGAGATGCACGGGGAGAAGTTCCTTCAGCGTCAGGCTGCGACATACGTTCCATTCTCAAGTGCGGCTGGACAACTCCGGCAGGAGACTGACTCCATGATGCGCGAGGTGCGTTCTGTGGCAGACGCCTTCATGAACAAAATCCCCGGCTTCTCGGATGACCTTCCCGCACGTAGGTCGTGGGTTACTGGTGATCCGATCATGTACGCTGATGGCGTTGGCCCTGATCTCTTCAGTCCTATGGCCTACAGGGAGCATAAAGGCGATGTCGTCATGGATGAACTTGCCCGTCTCGACTACGGTTTTGAACCTCCAAGCAGGAAGCTCATGAACCTCGTTGAGCTTTCCTCGGCACAGTATTCCAGACTGAACGAGCTGCATGGAAAGGTTCGCATCGGGCGGTACACCCTGCACCAACGCCTTGAAAAGCTCTTCAAATCAGACCGTTATGACATTGAACGCAAACGCTTCCTCGACGGACTTGACGCCAGTCCACGTTTGGATGCCGTGAAGAAGGTCATCCGTTCCTATCGCAAGGCCGCGACACGTGCACTGCTTAGTGAGGATCGCGAACTCCTCATGGCAGTCGAGCAAGCACGGCGTTCAAAACTGTTACAGAAACGAGGAAAAGCCGCTGAGTTGGATAATCTGCGGCAGATCGGACAATAAACTAGGAAGCCCCGGTGGAAACACTGGGGCTTTCCTCATTTCAGAAGAGGTGAAGAATGGCTTATAGTTACGCACTTTACGATGGAGACGGTGCCACGGCTGTGTTCCCTGTGAACATGCCTTACATCGCACAGGCACACATAAAAGTGCTCGTCGATGGTGTTGAGACACCTTTTGAATGGCTCAATACAGGCGCGGTGAGGCTGGAGCAAGCTCCGGCTACAGGCTCTACCGTCAAGATCAAACGCGAAACGCCTCGATGCAAAAGTCTTGTGGACTTCCAGAATGGCACTGTATTGACTGAAAGTGAGATGGACCTATCCACGCTCCAGATGCTCTACATAGTGCAGGAGACTTATGACTCCCTGACGAGCATCCTTCAGACAGACGAACGGGGCAACTTCAATGGACAAGGAAAACTTATTTCAAATGTCGCTGACCCGATCGCCCCTCAAGACGTTGCTACACGTCACTGGGTTGAAACAGCACCTGAGACTAATATCTCTCAGGCTGTCGATGCAAAGAACGCAGCGGAAGTATATCGGAATGAAGCTGAAGCGCTTAGAGATGAGACCGTTGTGATCAGGGACGCTGCTTACAGTGAAACTGGAAGAGCTATCGCTGAAGCCCTCACCTCTGTGTATACTAAAGACGAAGTGTACGCGAAAAATGAAACGTACAATAAGAGTGAGGTTGACGTTCTCATTGAGGAACTGCCGCGTAGTATGCCTCATGCGCCTCAGTCTATCGTACGTGCTGTCACAGGTGAACGTCCCGGTCTTTGGGGACCGGAAGACTGTGACGCTCCCGTGCAGAGTATGTCTGCGGAAAGCGCAGTCATCGTGAATAACGATGTACTCCCGGTGTTCTCTGGCTCTAATAGCAGCGGTGGGATGGCGGTGTCAGCGAAGTCCATTTACAACGGGAACTACCCTGTATGGAAAGCGTTCAACAAGCAGTCCGTGAATTATTTGGATAGCTGGCAATCAGGAAATGACTTCGCAAGTGGCACCGGAGTTGGTAGCAGTTGGATTCAAGTGGACATGGGGAGTCAGGTCAATGTGGCGCGTATCGTCCTGTATCCTCGAAATGAAGACGGGACGTTCAACACATGCTTCCCGTATGACTTCGATATTGTCATAGACGGCGTGAAGGTGAAAGAGGTCAGAGATGCCATCCCGCCAAGCCGCACTGCGCGAATGGAGTTCGACCTAGATTCTCCGGTAACTGGGCAGATAGTCCGGTTGGACATTAAGAAGACAGGTGGGAACACTGTGACTTCACTAGGCCGTTTTTATGTCTATGATGCGGAGGTAGTAAGTGGGAGCACTCTTGTACAGATAGCAGCAGGACTGCAAGTCGCCTATGCAGATAGGGGAATAGTACAGTTGTCTGATGTTTTAGATTCAGCACATGCAGTTGACCTTTCCTCTGCTGTTAATGGAACGCATTACATATATGCTGATATATCAGAGGACGGAAAGTTTGCAGGTTTTGGACATACAGCCACTAAGCCAATGGTAGGAACTGAGCGGAGCGGTGCTGGAGACCTCTACAACCCAGTCACTGTTACGCATTATAACAGCTCTGATGTCCCTATACGCCGAGTGTACCTTGGGTGGGTAGGGAAGTTTGGCAGTGCCATTACGGACGTACACTGCTATAGCCTTGGTGACAGTGTGACGCTACCTGTGAATAACGGCTTACCAATCGCACTTAATACACAATACACACTGTCATACCCGTTTCCAGTAAGCTACAAAGATTTGATAGTCAGAGAATTTGCAGAAATAAAACTCAATAACGAGTGGTACTCTGCAAAATCTTCTGGATACACGGGGCAGAGCGGGGTTGGTGTTAACCCGCAAAAGAGTTGTATTGCTGTAGTGAGTAAAGCTGATGCACTCCTTCACGGGCTACCGGGAGCAACTGGTTCTGCCTACTCAGGAAGCAACGCTGGCACTGCATGGTGTCGTCTCAACGTAAAGAGGGGGTACTAACATGCCTGTATACGCAAAAGCAGGCGAGAGTCTGCAATATATAATGACAGAGGCTCAGGCGCAAGAGATGCCAGATTTGATTCTTATGGCTACAGAACGCCCAACAAGCGCACATATCGCAACGGAGAAAGGTGTATGGGTTGAAGCACCTCTGTCGCCAGACTACCCTATTGGTGCTGTCGACCAGTTCGTTGAAAGGTGTGGTGTGAATGATGTTACATTAGCATTACTAAAAAGTATTGGCATTCAATGAGAACAACACAAACAACATAAGGCCCAATGTTAAGTAAGCATTGGGCCTTGTTTTGTAATATTGAAAAAAGATGGAGAACTAAATGGCAGCACACGAGTGCGTCCAAGGTCCAAAACTTGAGAGTCTTGAGGCTGCTATCGGAGATATTCGCGAAGGCCAGAAAAAGACTGACGGGAAATTGGATAAGATCACTGAGCTTCTCGTCTCGGATGCCCACACCCAAGAACAGCTCAAGCATATAAAGGAAACACAGCGTGACCATGAAGACCGTTTACGATCCGTGGAAACACGCACAAACACGAACTCAGGGTTCACTACCCGTGCTGAACGCTTCTTCTGGATCGTGGTAACGGGCGGCATCGGAACCCTTTGGTATATCGCGAGGTAAATCATGAGCAAAGCAACCACGAATGATCTTGCTGATCTGCATGGCATGTTCACCGAAGCTCTCGCCAAGAAACTGAAGAACGGCGATTTCACTTCTGCCGACCTCAGTGTCATTCGCCAGTTCCTGCGTGATAATGGCATCGAGTGTGACGGTGAACGTAATGACGGCATCCAAGACCTTGTTGACTCCCTGCCTTCCTACGACTCCGATGAGGATGGAGCAGGTATGTCCTGCGGTCCTGATGGATGCCACCTGAATTAGGCCCAAATTCGCCTTCTAAGCCCTTTTGAGGAGGAGGATGACTTGTACGTCGTCTTCCTCCTTTTCTTTCGTCTAACGTCAAATTTAGGCGTCTTTTCGCACGTCTAAAGCTATCCACTAAGGAGATAATCGCGTGAGTGTATTAGGTGGCACTATAGAACCCCTCCCGAAGAAGCTCCAAGACTTTCGTGTCTTTCTCACAATGGTGTGGCGTCACCTGAACCTTCCTGATCCCACACCCGTCCAGCTCGACATTGCTCACTGGCTCCAGCACGGTCCACGCCGTAAAATCATCGAGGCATTCCGAGGCGTCGGCAAGTCGTGGATCACTTCAACCTACGTTGTCTGGAAAGGGCGCATGTATCCCAACAGGAAGTTCCTTGTCGTCTCTGCGTCTAAGGAGCGCGCCGACAACTTCACCACATTCACCCTTCGTCTCATCAATGAAATCCCTGTGCTCCAGTGTCTCCGTCCTCGCACCGACCAGCGTTGCTCCAAGGTGAGCTTCGACTTTGGCCCTGCGAAAGCCGACCATGCTCCTAGCGTCAAAAGCGTCGGTATCTTCGGACAGCTTGCTGGATCACGTGCAGACGAAATCATCCCTGACGACATCGAGGTTCCCAACAACGCCTTCACGCAGTCCATGCGGGATAAGCTCAGTGAGGCCGTGAAGGAGTTCGATGCAATCCTGAAGCCGGGAGGTTCTATCACCTTCCTCGGCACACCTCAGACAGAGCAGTCGCTCTACAACCTTCTTCAGGATCGAGGGTACCAGACGCGCATCTGGCCTGCCCGTTATCCTGAACCTAGTGATGGCATCTATACCGACTGTCTGGCTCCGATGATCGCCGAACCGCTTACGGCTGCGGACGGTCACAAGATGGTCGGCAAGCCTACCGATCCTCTACGGTTCAATGAGGACGACCTCATAGAGCGAGAGCTGTCGTATGGACGCTCTGGCTTCGCCCTTCAGTTCATGCTGGACACCCGGCTGTCCGACGCGGATCGCTATCCACTCAAGCTCTCTGACCTGATCGTAATGAACCTTTCGCCCAATGAAGCCCCGGAGAAAGTGGTATGGGCAGCATCCCCTGAGCTGGTTCATGACGATCTCGCCTGTGTGGGACTGAACGGGGACAGGTACTACCGCCCGATGTGGCTTGCCAACAACTGGATAGACTACAACGGAAGCGTCATGGCTATCGACCCATCTGGTCGTGGTCAGGACGAAACGTCCTATGCCGTGGTCAAAATGCTCAACGGCTTCCTGTATGTCACAGACGCAGGTGGGATCGCAGGTGGCTACTCCGATGAAACGCTGGTCAAGCTGGCGAACATCGCGAAGGAGCAGAAAGTGAACAAGCTGGTGATCGAATCGAACTTCGGTGACGGCATGTTCACGGAACTTCTCAAACCTCACCTGCGGCGCATTTACCCGGTAGGCATTGAAGAGGTCCGTCACAACATCCAGAAGGAGCGACGCATCATCGACACCCTTGAACCTGTCATGAACCAGCATCGTCTTGTGATCGACAAGAAGGTGATCCAGCAGGATTACGCCTCGACAAAACACCTCCCGCCTGAGAAGGCACTCAAGTACCAGCTCTTCTACCAGATGAGCCGCATCACCTTTGAGAGAGGCTCTCTGGCACACGACGACCGCCTCGACGCTCTTGCCATCGCTGTGGGCTACTGGGTGAACCAGATGGCTCAGGACGTGGACATCAAGGTCAAGCAGCGTCAGGAGGAGCTACTCGACAAGGAACTTGAGGTCTTCCTCGGTCACGCTGGCGCAGGCATGGATATGGTAGTGGTTGTGGGCGTTGATAACTGCCCGGAATCATTGGATGGGCTTACTTGGATATGATGGCTGTAACAAGCTGAAATAAAAGAGGATTCAATTAGGTTGCACTAACAAGGGGGAAGGAAGGTTCAAGGTTATTAACTAATGTGCATGGTGAGTGGCTCGAAACCCTTTGATCGGGCCACTTACCATCTCTCCTACTCCCATAGGGTGAATGCACAACAGCACTTGATAAAGCACGAAAAGTGTCATGGACACCCATGTTATACAGTCTAACACCATAGGCATTACCTCCACTAGCTTGCTGACAAACATATTATACCCGCATCTGTCCGTAGACCTATCCTTGTCGCTAGCATCATCAGGCCCTATGGGAAAGGAGGACCGGGTAAAAAATGCTCTCATGCTTCTGCTTTTTTGTCCAGAATATTAGTTAAGTAGCTCAAAGTATGAAAATCCTTTCGCACTTCTGCCCCCAAATGAGGAATATTCTCTATCAAAAAGTCCACACTATAATCACGGAGGAGCATTGCAGCAGCTGCGGTATTTATGTTTCCTCTCTTGCGATGCAATACCTTTGATTTATGTATATAATGATTCTCCTTTAATTGCTTGATAGATTCAATAATCTCTTTTGGAAAATCATCTTCTGGCGGGAAATTTCGCAACACTTCACAGTTAATGAAATTAATAAACTCTTTATTTTTACCAAGTGAGCAGTTGATGATGTAGCAAGAATCGAAAGAGCATCCATAAGTTTTCATAGTGTCGATTGCACAACCGATCATAATGCAATTATTAAAGGTTGCTCCTGTCAACGATCCCTTTTTTACCTTAACGCCTGACAACAAGCATCTATCAAAACTAGCTTCGCTAAAATTGCAAAATTTGAATCTGGCATTCTTGAAAGATGTATTCACAAAAATAGAACCATGAAAATTTGAATGATAACTGCTTGTAGAGTTGAAATTTTTATTTTCAAATCTTTTAGATTCGACATTGGCATTAGTATAGCTGAATCCTTTACACCCTTTAACAATTCTTGGCATCGCCACTCCTTGGCTCAGCGGCTTTAGTGAAATGTGATAACGGTCACATTTCCTGATTAAGGGCAGCCTGTCAAACAAACTGCCCTTCCGCCTTTACTGGGAACACAATGGAAAGAACTCTCTCATCGTATATGGATCATTACACTCCGATCCTTTGGGGATGATCTTCTCAATGGTCTTTGAATCAGAGGCAGTGATGACTGTCACCTTACACGTACACGTCCAGTTCGCTCCTTCAAGCGTCGAGTAGTCGTTTGTGTGTTCATAGTCGAGGACAGTACGACCGTCTTCTAGTTTCGATGAACGAATAGGCGTTCCCCAAGTCAACATGAGATCATCTGTGGAACGGCCTATCCATGTGTCGAGGTGCGCCTTCGTTTGCTGAGGTGTCAGCTTCTGGTAAGTGGCACAGCCTCCAGTGGATAACGCAAGGGTGAGAGCTAGCAGAACAGAGGCAGCTACACCCTTGAATGACGATTTCTGTGTCATGCAGATACCTCCTGTGGTTGTGATAATGATGTCGGTATGTTTACTGCGGGTGAGGGCGAGGATCAAGTCCCGGCTATTTTGGGTGAAAAATGTGAGACGCTTTCACGCTATGTGAATGAGCGATTTCCCCCCCATAGGCTCCGTGGTGTCGCTGTGGCGGTCAATTTGACTTGCTCCAGCCGTCCATGAAAGCACGTCTTGCAACGCGGATTTGCAACAAAAGCCGCGCAAGCCCTACCGTTCCTACATTCCAAGGAGATAATATATCTCTTCACATTACCTTATAAGGCACGGCAAGGCTGTACTTGTGTCTTCCTTCCTATTGATCCGGCTTATCTGCTTAATCGGCTTTTTCGTTCTTTCCTGTCTTTATCAGTGTTTTCAACGGCTTTACGTCCACTTTCAATATTTGCAACAAAATCCCTTGACAAACTATGCGAAGCTGTATAGATTGAAAACCAACGAAGCGAAGGACTGAAAACACAAGGCTTTCGCTAGTTCATTGAAAGACAGTCGAAAGAAGTGATTTGAAAGTTTGCAACAAAATCCCTTGACAAAGCGAGAAGGGTGAGGCAAGATAAGAATCACGAAAGGCGGCAAAGGCCAGACGACGACGCAAGGAAGTAAGCGCGGCTTGAAGACAGTGACAGCCTCTTCCTGCAAGACTACAGGCCACAAGCCGCTAAATTAAAGGCTTCAACTATCCACCTACGCAAGTAACGCGGAAGTGAAGCAAAAGGCTGGCGACAAGACAACGCTCTTTGACAATTGAATAGTGATAAATGCTAGCGATTCGAGTAAATGGAACTGTTACGCTACAGGTTGTCCTCTCACGTAAGGTCAACCATAGGTGCCGCTAGCGGGAACGCTAACGGTACCACTTGGTTGATTTTATTTTGAACATAACTATCCACCTTCGTGAATAACGCCAGTGTGGACAAGTAAAGAAAAGGAGAAAGACAAATGACCAGCTTTGATAGCCTTACAAAGCCAGAATTACGTTGCAAGCTCCGCGCTTACTTCGGCCCTCGCAACTACCGTATTAGTAATGACGGTGCAGTTTACGGGCATGAAAGCGGGCATGGTTGGTACTACCTCGGGCGTATTGAGGTTGTTGATAATGAAGTAACACGCGAACACGGAAGCGTGTGGCGTGTCAGGTAAAGAAGGAGAATACAGACATGCAGTTTTATCTAGCGCACGGCTTCGGAATATCAAATATGCCTAAATGCCTTGAATCGGTACCGCACCGTGTGAAGGCAGTACGTGAACCGCGTATCCCGGCAAGTGGATACGGCAAAGACATACCGACGGAATACATGATCAAGTGGGAAGGACGTTGGTACCGTGTATACGCAATGCAGTATAGCAATTGTCCGACAACCTACATAAAAACTAAACACGCGGAAAAAGGGCGTATAATAGTTGATATTCACAACTAAAGGAGTAACAGCCATGACAAGCGAATACAGAATCTACGTTGCAAGCCTTTCCGACTACAACAACGCTGTTCTTCACGGGCGTTGGATTGACATAGACGGATCAACAACGGTTGAAGAAGTATGGGACGAAGTAAATGAAATGCTGAAAGAATCGCCTACGGCAAAGAAATACGGCGAGAAAGCGGAAGAATGGGCTATTCATGACTACGAAGGCTTTCACGGCTTAGACTTAGGCGAATGGGACGGCTTTGAGACATTTATCAAACACGCTGAAATGCTCGAAGAATACGGCGAGGCTTGGCGCGTGTATGTCGGCTTCGTTGGAAGTGACTACGCGACGAAAGAAAACTTCGAGGATAGTTATCGCGGAACGTACAAAGACGAAGAGGACTTTGCTTACGAGCTGGTTGACGAGCTTGGCTATCTCGATAACGTGCCGGATACAGTCAGGAACTACTTCGATTATGAAAAGTTTGCACGAGACTTGTTCATGACGGATATGTACGGCGAACACGGTGAAGATGGCGAGTTCTATGTTTTCTGGCGCAACTAGGATACGTGCGCCCTTAACTATCCACCTTCGCGACAAAAGCGGTTGTGTATTTATAAGGGCCGGATGAAAGCCGTCCGGTCCTCATTAAATCCACAACACTTAATCAAAGGAGAACAAATCATGACCATAGAAGGAACAATCATTCACGGAACTATGCGCAATCAAGACTTAATCCCTGCCTTCCTCGACGTAGCGCGGGAAATTGCTCCAGCCGAATACGCACAAATGGTATCTGCACCGTTTAGCCCGATACCGTCCTATGCGCTTGAAGATGATAGCGCGGAATGGTGGACGAGTGACGAAGCGCACTACCTGCTTGAAGAGTTGTTCGAGCTGCTCAACCTGTGCGCTCCAGAAGGCTTCTACTTCGGCGCACATGAAGGCGATGGCAGTGATTACGGTTTTTGGGAAATGCCTAATAGCGACAACTAAAGGAGAACACGACCATGAATCAGGTTTTCGACAACTACGTGTGCGCTGGCGAATATATCGAACGTGAACTGGATGGCTTCAAATTCCGCGCAACTCTCGCCTACGACGACGTAACGACGCCAATGGACTATGACGAGGCCGGATGCTGTTTTGACACGTCAGACCCTGAATATGGCGAAGAAAACAGGGAGATAATCGCCTCTTGGAAGCGCGACGAATGGTTCTACGTCGGAATAGTCGTATCGGTTGAGTATAACGGTGTACTCCTCGACGATCATATTCACTCCGTATGGGGCTACGAGGTGAACTTTCCCAACGGCGATAATTCCTACCTCACGGAAGAAGCTACTCGCCTGATGGAAGAGGCACTCGACGACGCGAGAAAGGCACGTGAAGAAATGATCGCAAGACTTATCGGTAAGGCGGCATGATTTATCCAAGATGGCGGGAGCTTGAACAGGTTCCCGCTATCGAAAGATAAAATATGACGATTCTATGAAGAAAGTCAGTTGACACTTCTTTACGTGTGATTAGCTTTGCACTCTCGCGAAGGTAACACTACTGCATACAATTTAAACCCTCACAAGGAGGACAACCGTGGTTGAAAGCGCCGTTGACTGCCTTCGATTTGTGCTTATCAAGTTTGGTCTGATCGAAGAGTTGTGTTACTGGTTCTCCAGTGATACACCTGCGGGAAAGTTCTTTGAGTGTGAAAAACACGATGGCGAATACTTCGTGTGGATTGGTCGGCATAACCTGATAATCGCTCCGAAGGGATGGAGCGCATGCAGGAGTGCTAAACAGCAATGAAGTGTGTGTACGTAAACTAGGAGGCTTCGGTAATGAAGAAGATGCAAAACACGTTTAACCTGCTGATGGAACTCTACAACCTTCCAAAGCCGGGAGACACAAACCCCGACAGAAACCCCGGAATGCCGATCCAGATGGCTGCTGTTTTTCTTTACGTTGCCATGCACGACGGCTGCACAATGAAACAAATCGCGGAGGTTTTGGGACTGTCACAGGCCAGTGCATCTCGAAATTGCCAAGCATTAGGAAAGTACCAGAAACAAGACAAGCTCGGCTACGATTTGGTCGAGACGGTCGATGATCCGGCAGAACGACGGCGTAAAATAGTAAAGCTGACGCGAAAAGGTAAGCGTTTGGCGGCACGGCTTGCTGAAATGATCGGCGAAGATGGCCTGAAGTTCTAAGGAGGAGACAACCGCCAAATACAAAGGAGGAAATTCGTAAATGGCGAGAAAAGCAACAACGACAACGACGAAAAACACTCAAACATTACCGAGAGGTATCCGGCTCCGCAACGGTCGGTTCTTTGTGGACGTAATGGTTAAGGGGAAGCGCAAGACCGCGACTTGCGCAACCCTTGAAGAAGCAATCACTCGACGGACAGAACTCAAGGAAGCTCTGAAGCGCGGCCTCGACGGGAAGAACGAGGAAAAGGCGGTAACTGGCGGCTGGACGCTCAACCAAGCCCTTCAGTACACCATACGGCACCACTGGGCTGGCACTGGTGGAGAAGAAAAAGCTGTCATCAACGCAAACTATGCGGTCCGCTTCTTTGGCCCTGACAAGCCTCTTGATAAAATCGACAGCCTTGCACTGGATGAATACAAGGAATGGTTGATTGAAGAGCACAACAACTCAAACGCTACGATCAATCGCAAGATGTCGGCGTTGTCCAAGTTGTTTACGATGGCAATCGAACGCGGAAAGCTCAAGGCGAAACCCAAGTTCCCGCGCTTGAAAGAAACAGGTGGCAGAATCCGCTTCTTGAGCGAGGACGAAGAGCGTGTATGCGTAAACCTGCTCAAGCAGTGGAGCCTCGACGACCATGCTGATGCGTTCGTGATACTGATAGACACAGGAATGCGTCCTTCGGAGCTGTGGCGGTTGAAACTCAATGACATTGACTTCAACACTGGCCTCATCTCAATATGGGAGAACAAGACCGACAATCCGCGCTCTATTGCAATGACCAAAAGAGTGGTGGAAACAATCCGCACACGCCTAGATGAACTCCCTACGCGTATTGTTGGCGACGAAGACCATCTTGTATGGGACGGGGTTACACTCTTCCCCAACGCTACGAACTATTGGTTTGAACGTGTCTGGAACAAGGTGAAGCACGTGATGAAACTGGACGACGACGAACAGTTCGTTCCATATGCACTGCGACACACTTGCTGTTCGCGGTTGATACAGCGTGGTGTACCTCTCAAACACGTCAAGGATTGGATGGGACACAAAGCCATCCAAACCACAATGAGGTATGCCCATCTCGCGCCCCAAGACATGAAGTCTTTGGCGTCGGTTTTAGAGTCGAAGGAGGCGCGGTGGTAA